CGTACTGGCGATCAATGCGGGAGCCGCCGATCTCGATCTCCACCTGCTTGAGCAGGCGGTGGCCGACGTAGTTGAGCCAGCGGAAGCGGGCATCCGCCGTCGAGAGCGTGATCTGGGGCAGCGTCACCTGGATGTAGGTGCGGTACATCAGGTCAGCGTTGCGGCTGATGACGGCCGTAACACGGCGGCCAAAGTCGGCCTGGCCGTTGAACGTCACCTCAATCGCCTCCATGGCGAAGTTGGTGTGGCGCTTGTAGAGCACCTTCCAGAAGGTGATCTGGGGGTTGCCCGAGATGTAGATATCCTGAGCGCCGTACGAGACGAGCTGCATAAGTCCGCCTCCCATAGTTTGTTATGCTTCTACGCAAGAGAATTTTTTTCTTGGGGGTCCCCGTGGCGACCCTTTGTTCTGGACGTGCGGTTTCAAATGAGAAATTATTTTCTTCCAATAGAGAAGCAATGCTAAGCCTCCTATTTCGCTACCCCACCTCCAATCTCCTCATCAACACCTTCCTCCGTTCGGTGGTTGTCATTGCGGTCATGATTCTGGGACTTAAAACATCGTGGTATTCCGCGTACTGGGGTGCAGTAATCCACGATGGAATTTCCCTCATTTTGATACAACGGTATATATAAGATACGATGTCTACCAACAACGTTCTCTCCAATATCACTACGACAACTGGGTACATCACCGCCATGTGCGTGATCCCGTCTGTCGTTGATGCGACGAGGAATATTATTTTGGTAGGAACATCCACAGGTAAGGTCTATAAGTACCAGCCTGCCATTGGAGTTGTCCCCGTGGGGCTTGGCACCGAAGGAAGCAATTTTACCAGCGAGATTCGCGCGATCTCTACCGACCCCGGTGGTCTCTACGTGTTCGTAGGCGTCCCAGGAAATAACGCACTCTGCCGTTATCGTACCACCGATATCGTTGTGAATAACCAGGTTTATTCCATCTCGGGAACATCCAACTCCAATATTTATACCGCTGGCGACAACACGGGTGGTATTGCAGTCAATTCGCAGGGCGAGGTGTTCTTTGTCAATCAGAGCGGAGGAACCATCAGTTACTTTGGAAGTTACGGGTACGAGCGCGTACCGAACGTACAGTATTCTGCGGTCACACCTATATTTACTCCAGACTTCCGTAGTCTTCAGTTCCAGACCGACGAGAACAAACTGTTCGTCGCCGACAACAAGCTCGGTCTCGTGTATTACTACGACTTTGTCAAGGATACTGGAGCCCTCACCACCTACTTTCAGTACCCTCCTTTCGAAAATCCCCTCTCGATCTACTTTGACTCCAACAGCAATATGTTCTCTGCACTGGCAGCCGATGGACTCATTACGGTACGAACAACCGGCAATAACCTTTTTACTCCAGTGGCGGGTGGTGGAACAGACGCTATTACAACCGATCCTGGGAAACTTAAGATCACGACTCCGCGTGCGCTCGTAGCCGACAACGTTGGAAATCTGTTCTTTCCATCCGATATCTCTGGTGCGAACTCAAGTTATCTCTACAATCTCTCGTTTGAGTTCGTAAAGCGCGCAGGGGTCACGAACTACCCCCCTCGGCAGAAGTCGGTCAATTGCGGTCTTCCCGCTCCAGGAAACTGTAAGAAGCCAGCCCCGACATTCAGTCCGCGCGAATACTGGGGATGGGGATCTCCGAACCGTAAGTTTCTTACCCCAGACCCTAATCTTGGATGTACGCTGACACCCTACGTCGCCTGCGCGACCATTCTTCGTCTCCCACCTCCTCCCGATCCTCCCCCTCCGCCGCCAGTCGTGATTACTCCAGTGGTTCCCACAGAAACGCCCACCCTCCAGTTTTCTGAACGTCGTGTAAGTTTGGCTCCCATCCCCGAGATCACGTCAAACGTCATTACCATCTGCGACGATGGTCTCGTAGGGTCTGGAGAACTCCTGGGTGCCCCCGCAATCGGTCCGCTGGGAGAAGTATATGTGGGAACATCATCTGGGAACCTTGTAAAATATGGAACACGCAGTGACACGTACTTTCCTCGTCTAGAATGGTCTGACTCCCTGCCTGGAGGACCCATTATCATCTCCCCGTCGGTCAGCCGCAAGGGTGTGATTGGTGCATTTGCTGGAAACACGCTCTACTCTGTGAATCCGAGTGGCGCAATCATGTGGTCGTGCAATCTCCCTAGTATGCCTGCAGGGTCAGTAGCATTTGATGGACCGTCTATGATCGCAGCTTACGGTCGGTACATCACCTATTTCTATTCGAACGGCCAGGCAGGATGGATCGACGAGCTCCAGAATCCCAACGAGTATTTCACAGTCTCTCCTCTCATCTATGCGTCTTTCATCTTTGTGGGTACGAACTTGGGTACGATGTACTGCTTTGATCGCGAAGGCAACAACCTATGGGGATACAACACGGCAAATGGGTTTCCCATTACGACAAGTCCCGTTCTCTTATCACAATACAGTCGTCTAGTGTTTGCGAACGGACGTACTCTCTACACCATCAACGCCCAAAATCCCCGCAAGCCGCAGTTTGATATTCTCTGCGATATCAGCAGCATTACCAGTATCCAGTCCAGTCCCGTGGCCATTATGGACGTATCAGGAGCATCCACTATCTCGCGCATCTTTTTTACTGCTGATGATCAGAAAGTCTATAATGTCATTCTCTCGAACCAAACGATCGTGGAAATCAAGACATCCGATGACGCGATCTACGAACCCACCTTTTCCACCTCCTTTTCCACTCCCCCCAAACTCATCTATGCGGCATCGCTAAACAATGTCCCAGGGTTCATTTCCCAGTTGAATATGGATTTGGGTGTCAATGCAGTCATTGATTTGAGCAGTTACTATGTGAACAGTGAGAGCGTTCTTCTGGCTGCGTCTCGGCGTCTGTATGCCCTCGCCAACTCAACAGATCTATGTAACGGATACCTCGTTACAGTCTATGACGATTCTCCAACGTTTCCTCCTACGAACTTTGTGGGACGTCGTCCAGGAATACCTCCGCCACCCCCAGCTCCACCGTCTGGCTTCGGACCCAACCCTTTCCTTCCAGCCATATCAAATGCTGGCTCCTTTGTCTGGACCACAGCAGATCCGAGTGGAGGCAGTCCTATCATTGGATACTTTGTTGGTGTGACACCTGTCTTAGGACCGCTGGATACCAGAGCCGCGATTGCTCCGAGAACCGTGTATCCTAATGGATTGAATACAGCCATTACTATACCAGGTCTTGTGCCGGGAGCGAGGTATCAGTTCTTTGTGTATGCCAAAAATGAAGCGTTGGCAATATCGTCTTACGAGTATTACGAGCTATCAACGCCAAGAGTATCCAGACCATGCGACCCCCCGAATATTAGGGTTCAGGGTCTTGTGACAAATACGTCCATCCCAATTTCATGGGCGAGTGCATCTCCTGGAGGAGGAAGCGCTATATCTGGATATAAAATCTCTTGGGAAACATTAAACAACATGGCTAGCGGAGGACAAGTCACTGTCGATGCTGCGACATTGAGTACGGTGATTACAGGATTGTCGGAGGACCAGGAGTACTACGTTCTCGTCCAGGCAATCAACAATGACCCTCCATCGGGCAACTTGAGTCCTGGAAACGTAACATTGGTGACAAAGACGGCTACGCCCAATGCCCCAACTGATCCGTATGACATTCACCTGAACGCTGCAACGACAAGCAACTCTGTTTATCTAGCTTGGACGGCAGCCCAGACAAACGGCGGAGATGCTATCTGCAATTACAATATCACTTGGACGCCGAAAGATGCTGGCGGTACCCTGGATGTATCGGGAGATATGACCTCGGCGTTTATCTCTGACCTAGAGCCAGGATCGCGCTACACTTTTACGATGAAGGCGGGAACTTCGAGCAATCTTCAGGTATCTCCAGGATACGCAAAGTTTTCGACAGTGACAGTGGCTTCTAACGGACTGAAGGATCCCAAAAACTTCAGCATTGGCGCACCAGCTACGGCAAATTCTATTGGACTTGCATGGGCTAAGCCAACTCCTGTTCCAGGTGTCAATACACTTTCTGGATACGTGATCACATGGCAGCCTCCCGATGGCGATGGAACCAGCAATATTGGTAACACACAGTCTGCCGTTATCAGCGGACTCAACTCATCAACCCAGTATGTCTTCAACATCATTGCGTTTGGATTTGATCTTAGCGACGAGAGCCTTGTGACATCTCCTGGAAACTTTTACGTAACGGCTGCAACGACCGCTGAGGGTGGTGTTCGGTCTCCGTTCGGACTCGCGGTTGATGTAGATGCGGGTGGTGTAACGTCTAGCAATGTCAGTCTCACGTGGAATGCTGCGATCGCGGGCACCCCTGGCGACTTCATCAAGTCTTATACGATTACAGCCTACGATACGTCCGACAGCTACACCCTACCGGCACAGACTACCCCTATTGCAGCGGGACCCCCTGGCGCGGACACTGCATACACATTCACCGATCTCTCGGCGGGCACGGAGTATATGTTCAGCCTCGTTGCCACATCCGATCTGGATCTGAGTGCAGCCGGTGTAAATCCCGAGACCCTGCTGGTGACAACGGTAGCCACAGGTGCGCCTCTGGATCCGCCCCTTGCGGTAGTCGAGGGTGGAATCACGGCAACCTCTGTCATAATTGGGTGGGAGGCAGCCGGACAGAATGGAGGTGGCGCAATCACGCGATACACTCTGACATGGGAGACAGATGATACTCTTGTAGGTACGAAGATCATTAATACTCCTTTCCCAGATCCTCTACAGACGCCAATAACCGGTCTGACTCCGGGTACGACGTACGTATTCAACATGGTAGCAAAGAACGGAGCCAACAAGACGTCTCCTGGACAGCAGAAGTTGGAGGTAAATACTCTGGTACTTGGCGGTCCTGCCGATCCTGGCAACTTCCTGGCCAATCCAGCCATACCTGCTACGCCCACAACTATCTCGGTCAAGTGGGATTCTGCGTTCAGGAACGGAGGTGCCGCCATCTCAAATTATACGATACATGTCACGGGTCCCGAGTACGACAATACTTTTACGGCTGCTGTACCCCAGACAAGCTATACTGTCAGTGGGCTAACGCCGAGTACCCTTTACGAGATGAATATCACGGCCATGAATTCAAACAAGCTCGAGTCGCCTGGACAGGGACCTGTGCTCGTCCTCTCGACAGATGCAGAGATGGGACCTGCCCAACCCGGGTTCATTGATCGCGCTGGAACCCCGCCACCAGACGCCAATTCGAATATTGCTGTGGCTTGGAACAACGCATATACCGATGGCGGCACCGATATCTCTGGCTACCAGGTAATATGGTCGCCTGTCCCGATTAAGTAAGGCTGCGTATGCAGGAATAGATATAAACACACAGATAAAATAAGATGAGCTTGTACGATACGATCCTCCTGGAAAGGTCGGCGAGTAAGACTCAGGATCTTGGATCCAACGTAACCTACACGCTTTTTGCTAAGAATGAGTCTGATCTCGGCGCAAACGTCCTTAGCAACACGACAGGTATCAACGAACTGACATATGCATTTGGAGGTCTAGAAACAGGAGCCCTTTACAACTTCACAATTATTGCAACGTGTTCAGGAAAATCGTCCATTCCAGAAGATGTCCCCGCAGTTATTATTCGCACGTCTATTCGTCCGGTGACCGATCTGTTGGCAGCCTCTGTGTCTGGAACATTTGGTATAATTGCAGCCGAGTGGAGCCCTGGGACAAACTATGATCTGTCCTACGAGGTTGTTCTTGAGCCTACCTCTGGACCTGGACCCACTGCCACCTTCATAGTGGATAGCCCACAGGCATCTGCATACTGCCAGGATCTTCTACCAGATACTCTGTACCAGGTGATTGTCACAACATACATTGCGGGACAGTCCAGTGAGCCTGCCATATATACGTACGCCCTCACGAATCCAGTGGCTCCCCCTCCTAACCTCACAATAGGTGATATCGGAATAACTACAATTGGTCTATCGTGGGAACCAGCAACGGTTGAAACCGAAACTGTGACTTATCGTATCTCAGCTACCAGCGCTACAGGCGTTGCCGCTGACTTTGTCGGGATACCCGATACTCAGACTGTGTGCGATAACTTGACATCGGGTGCCCTGTACAATCTTTCGCTTTATACCGTGTATAAAGGAGTCCAGAGTTCAAACGCAATCGGTGTGGATGTCAAGACTCTGGTGGGTCCGCCTACCAATCTTGATTTTACCCCATGCAATGCCACGTCCGTGGAAATCACATGGGATCCAAGCCCTGCCGAGATTCCTGGGCAGAATGTTGTCTATAATCTCAGTGGAAACAATCTAGTCGATCCTTTTGACTACTTTTACGAAACCACCAGCAATAATGCTGGATCATACCTACTGAACGGAATCATCAATCCTGGTGGGCTGTACGATGTATATATCACGGCCGAGTACGATATGTCCGAGAGCATCCCAGCGCTCATTCAAGTATTCACTGGAACCGCGCCTCCTACGAACTTTCAGGCGATAGCGAAGGATCTTACCACAGATAGCATATCCCTCAGCTGGGAAGCAAGTTTAACGGTTGAAGTGACGTACAGGGTCACCGTGGATGGCGGTTCCCCAATTGATATAGGCAATATCTTGTATTACGATGCGACAGGTCTAGACCCCGGAACAACTCACACCTTTTCAGTGGTTGCAGTGGCTGGAACAAACGCGAGTGACCCCGCAACAGCAACAGCAACTACCTACATTTCTCCTCCGTTCAGCCTCAGCAATATCGCAATATATGAGTACGCACTGGCATTTGGATGGCAAAGCACCAACCCCACATCGTACGAGGTCAATCTCTCGGGTGGCGGGTCAAACACTGTTGCTACGACACCTGAGACGACGTACGAGTTCTCTGGACTATTTTCGGGAGAAGGGTATGCTGCCTCGATACGTTCAGTTCTTGGAGATTTGTGCAGTTACTCGATTGATTTTGCCAACCCGTTCTATACCGTTGTCGCCCCTGTCACAAATCTCAGCGCCAATCCAGCTGGAGGAGCTGCAGGTTCCACGAGCATCGTTCTGACTTGGTCATTGAGTCCTGCCGATTACGATCCTGGTAAGGTGCTGTACGATGTGTTCATAGACAATGGCACAACATGCAATGGAGTAACCACTCCCTTCACTGTACAGGCATTGGACCCCGCAACGCCGTATTCCTTTACCGTACAAACTCGTCGTATGAATCCTCTTCGCAACAGTACTAAGATATCGATAACAGCCTCCACCAATGCGCAGACGTACCCGACAATGACATGGAGTTCCAATTCCTATGTGTTTGATTATGCACCCGATACTGTCTCATACGGAGCTCTCCTTGCTCGCGACACACTTTGGGTAACAGATATATCAGGTGGCGATGTGTGGTCGGCACCATATCCAGTTGGAGCAACCCTGGCTCCACTGGGAGTTCTGCCAGTGTTCAACGAGCCCCGCGGACTATCGTACAATCCTTTGGCAACAGAAACTCCTCTTTTGGTTGCACATGCGGATGGTGTAACTGCTATCAGTCTAGATGGAACAATTATAACACAGATTTTACCAACAGGGGGCGGACAAGGACCACCAGGAAGCGGATGGGGGCTAACAACTACCGATGCCCTTGGAAATACGTATATCACCGTTCCAGATACCAGCTCTATATACGTTATTAAAGATAACGGGCAGACCGAAGTGTATGCACTGACAACTGTGGGGTCAAGTCCTGAAGGAATTGCGCTTGCCGACAATGGCAGTCTCTATGTCGCAGACAGTAGTAGCAATTGCGTGTGGGAGGTCATGCCTGGCGGAACAGCCAGTGTTCTGACATCAAACGTCGCATTCACCAATCCATCGGCGATCGTGTATTCCGTCGATGGAAACCTGTATGTTGCGGACCGCGGAAACAGAAAAATATTCAAGGTGACACTCGCAGGCAGTGTCAGCTTATTTACGACTCTCGCCATCGGATATACTCCTTTAGCCATGACTCAGGATCTTACGTCAGGAAATCTCTATACCACCCATCCCAACGGAACCGTGAGCGAGATTCAGGTGACACTCACTTAACTCGAACTGACCATGCGCGGGGAGATGTGCATGGCTTCTAACTCCTGGATCCACAGCTTGACCGCATAAGGGATCGTCTTATTCTCGATGCCCGACTTGGACGAACAGCCCTTACACTCATAGAGATGATCCTTCTCGTTGATTGTAGAGAGCGTGCCACACTTGGTGCATACACCCGTCGTGAATGGATCGCTGACATCCATCAGGCGCTCCTTCGTAAAGACAGCAGCGCCGTGGGAGATGAAACAGTCGCGCTCCATCTCCCCTACACGCAGACCACCGTCGCGCGCCCTGCCCTCGCACGGCTGACGAGTGAGCGACACGATGGGACCGCGCCCACGAGAATGGCACTTGTCAATCACCATGTGCTTCAGGCGCTGGTAATGGGTCGTGCCAATGAAGATCTCAACCTCCATCATCTCGCCCGTCTGACCGTTGTACATCATCTCGTTGCCGTAAGGGTGCAGACCGAGATTCAGCATGTGATCCTTGAGATCGTCTAGTCCCAGATGGGTGTAAGGCGTGCCGTCCCCCAGCGTACCCCGAGCCGTACCCACGCGACCGTACATCGTCTCCAGCAGCTGCGCAATCGTCATGCGCGACGGAATAGCGTGGGGGTTCATGATGATGTCGGGGCGCAGACCGCTTGCAGTGAAAGGCATATCGCACTCGTCTAGGATCATGCCGCACGTACCCTTCTGACCGGCACGGGACGCGAACTTGTCCCCGATCTGCGGGACACGCTCCGAGATCATGCGCACCTTCACGAACGGGTAGCCGTCCGAGTTCTTGTCCTGCCACACGCCGTCAATGCGCGCCGGCTCGGCGTTCTTGTGGGTTGTTGAGAGGTCGCGGTACGTGTATCCGTGGGGGTCGCTTCGCAGATTCACGACCTTGCCGATCACCACATCGTTCTCCTGGACTACAGCGTGCTTCACGGGCATACCGTTCTCCTGGACAGCAGCGTACGACGAGTGCTTATAACTGCGCGTACTCTCCTGCTTCGGCTTGGAGAACCGCTCCTCCCGACCGCTCGAGACATTGCGGTGCTCCTCGTCTTTATACACGGTGTAGTAGAAGCCCCGCATGAAGCCGCGGTTCAGCGAACCGCGATTGAGGATCACGGAGTCTTCCTGGTTGTAGCCCGAGTAGCAGGCGATAGCCACAATCGCGTTGGCACCGCTGGGCATCTCGTGCATGTTCAGGATGTTCATGATCTGCGTCTCCACGATTGGGCGCTCAGGCGAACACAACATGTATGCGTTCCTGTCCAGACGCTTGTGGTAGTTCGAGGCGTACAGCGTCATGGCCTGCTTCGCCATGGCGGACTGGTAAGCGTTACGAGGCGACTGATTGTGGT